GTTGCTGTTGTTGTCGACGCATGTTTTTAATGTATTCAACTTGCATATTCTGAGGAAGAAGTGAGACACCTTGTGAAACTTTTTGTGGGTCACCACTCAGCAACAAATCAAGAGCTCCTTGTGTTCGTTGCGTTTGCTGTCTTTCTGCTAGTTGACCTAATTTTTGTTTTGCAAGAAGCTGTAAACCTCCTGATAGTCCAGATCCAAGACCCGTTCCTAAAAGCTGGCCCAGCGATTGCCCTCGCCTAAGACTTTGTATTGCCATCATAACCTCCTTTTATACTGAAACTGAACCACCAGATTGACCACCACCTCCAAGCATCCCAAGTATCTTTATTAATAATGGAACAGCTGCTGCTGCCGCTGTCGATGTTCCACCAGTCATAGCTCCAAGTGCAATAGGGATACCATAGCCAAGGCCCTGAGCTAAGCCACTTCCTGCAGTACCTAAAAATCCAGGCTCTTGTTGAAAATGAGTAATCTCTTCTTGTGGAGTAAGACCCATACCAAGGAGCGACATAAGTTGACTTTGTCTTCCTAGCTCATGCTGAGACCTCAAAGCACCAAGACCTGTGCCAAGTTGTGCTCCTGCACCTCCTAAAGCCTCTGCAAACCCACTCGATCCTTGAGCTCCAGCCCCCATAGAAGTAAATCTTTCAGCAATACCAGGAACTGTTTCTTGTTGAAATCTTTGAGTCTCACGCTGCTCTATAGGACCAAAACCGCCTCCGCCTTGAGACAATCCAGAAAGCGCTTGTTGCAAAATCTGATCAAAACCAGCCATCCGCTGAGGATCAAACCTTGGCGTCCGCTCAATCGCTTCTGGTGATCCGGTCCAAAAATTAGCCATACTATCTCCTTGTAAAAATATCTTAAGAGGACTTCCCCAAAATCATAACCTTTTTTCTATCATCAACCATAGGTAGCAATTTACTTAAAATAAAAAGAAGGGGTCTTCATGGCTACAGATACAGAATATGGATTTAATCTTCCCACTACTGATACGTTTGATCGCTCTCTTGTCGATGCAATCGACATCAAAAGCCCAGACTTTAAAGACTTTCTAGTAAAGCTCTATCAAACAACAAACAATATCTCTGAAGCAGTTAATATTAGAGACGTTGGATACTACGTCAGAACAGAAATTTTAAACGGCCAACTTTGGTACGAAAACACAACTCTCAGCTCAACCACCGCACAGGCCCCTGAACATCGACCGGTATTTCGAAAAGTTATTCCTTTTGGTGCATTGCCAGCTGCTGGATCTAAACCTGTAAACCACAACATTACAACAGATACAAATACAAGATGGAAAAGAGTATATGCAACAGCTACAAATACGACTACGTTTGCAGGCATAACAATAACCACTTCATCTGCCTTGAGCGTACGTGCTACAGCGACACAAGTGATAATAACGACAGGCGGAACAGACTATTCAGCCTATAATGACTGCGATGTGATCCTGGAATACATCAAACAATAACTAGTAGCGGTGGACCTGACGCGCGTAAATATTCATAGCATTAAGCTGAAAATCAAGAAGCGTAACATTTTTCGCCGCATCTTTAACTTCCATCTGTGCATCACTAAAATATAGACGGAATTGTATAGATTCACCCTCCGCCTGCGGATAAAGGACATGCCAAAAACGATCCTGCGAGCTCTCAAATGGTACATCCCCATAAGGCATAGTCTCAAGAACACTTGTTCCAAGAATAGCCCCACTCGTAATGCCATCTGTAACCAATGACCTGTTCGATGATGAAGCAAAATAATCAACCGAGATCTTCCCAGCTGAAGTCCTGCCAACATAAAACGCAATCTTTGGGATAAGTAAATTCTTGCCTGATTTTTGATAAAAGTTATACGCTTTTGTTTTTATATCAATCTTGCTGACACGAGCGACGGTACCACCCCCTGTATAAGCGCCAGTAAAAGCGGGTTCATTAATAACAAATGTTGTTGGTGGTCCAGCAGCAATAGATTGAATCTCATAAATACCATCCACACCTGAAGTACCCTGTACATTTTCTATAAGTACATAATCTCCCGGCTGCATATTATGATTTATTGCTGTAATGGTAACGGCTCCGGAGGCATTGGCCATTTGAGTTATCTGAAGAACTGGCGCATTTCTCGGCTCATCAATATCTACAATAAATGTATAGCCCTGCTGATTGCCACCAATGACTTTTCTAAAGCCTGATTGCTCTACACCACTATCCCAGGTATCTAGACGAGACTGCCACTCTTCATGAGCAATGTTCCATGTTTCATCGTTCAAATTCTGGATATACCCAAAACAGGTAATCGAATCATCATTTAATGCCCATGTCTTATTTATATAGTTATAAACTAAAACCCGTGTTGGATATGTAGGATCATTAGTATGAGCAGGAAGAGTCCAATACACCGTCTCTGCAAAATAATCTCTTATGCCATATACACGCTCAACCCCATCTGATCCATTGTGAATTTTGAATACAGCCTCGGGTATTTTATTATCTATTCGCTCAACATTTGCTCCATTACAGGCATGAATACCAACATTACCAACACCGAGCAATACTTTATCAAACAGCACGGTTGAAAATGTAGACTCAGCACCAAGCTCTGAATTTATTCTTTGCCAAACAAATGGAAGAATTCTGTTGCCTGTGTAAGCAAGTTCCCACGTACTTCTTTCAAAAAAGACTACAAGTCTATCGCGTAATGTTTTTGCTGAAATAATCGCTTCTTTAGTCGGAGCATCAATCCATCCACCTTTTCCAATTGTCTCAGTAGGTTGATACCATGCATCACTTTCAACAGGAGAACCATTTTGTGAAAAACGACAACGATTAGGGTGATTAGAGGTAACTCCCGTTGCATTTACACGCTCAACTGTATTTAACAACAAAAGTCGATCTTTAAAGGCGACAACTATTCGACACCCCTCTACTCGATCACCAGCTGTTGTTGTGTATTGAGGTTGGATCGTAGTCCATGCTGCTCCACTCCAATAACGAAGATGATCGTCATTATTATTATTTGTTACAAAAAGAAGCGTATCGAATGAATTTGCACCACGGTAATTATGCCCCCAAAAGAATTGTGAATCTGTTCCAGTCCATACCGCATTTCCTAGCCGTTCCCATCCACCAGTTGCAAAGTGATATGCAAACTGAGTATCAAAGGCATACGTAGGCTCAAGATTTATTGGAGAATCTTCATAGTTTAAAAAACCCATAACTGGTTGCGAAGGATAAAAATGCAACACTGCGTTTATAGCAGCCCCAGTTATTACATATTCACCAGTTGTAGTACTGAAAGTTGCTGCTGTGGTTCCACCAGGAGCTGAAGTTGCCAGCATCGCTTGTGTAGCGCCTGTAGTAACAGCAGTAAGGATTTCATTCGTTACTTCTCCGACAGCAGGAGCAGCCTTATATATAGAAAAAGACTGTCCTACTTCAAATACATTTCCAGGAACAAGGCCAGTTGCAGCACCAGCACCATCTGTAGTTGCAGCAGTTATAAAGTCATAGAAATAGATCTGTGTATTTATTGTGGCACCGGTAAAAGCATAGTCCCCAGTAGAAGTATCAAATGTTGCAGTTGTAGCTGCTGGACCATTTTGAGCCATTGCAGCGGCTGGTCCCGCAGGAGTAAGAGTCACAATAGTAAAAACAGTTGTATTAATTAAAAACTTTTGACCAATGAAGAATGTTGCTCCAGGAGCAGTTCCAGTTGCGTCCCCAACACCGTCAGTTGTGCCCACACCAGAACCACCAGCAAGCGCTACTTGATTACTCATAGGTGCACGCAAACGAGACGAAAGTTGTTCGTATCCATCACCAAGCGTAGTTGTTGGTATAAGTTGAGTTCCGAACCGCTTTCTTAATCTTCCACGCCACACATATGCGTTTTTAAGCTCTGCAAATGCTTCTTCGGGGATTAACCAAGGCTCAACGTCCGTTCTCAGACCTTCAGTCATCGGAGCAATTAAAAATTGATCTAATGCCACGTTAAATCCCTATAGCAAAGACATTATAGTTTACCGCCAAAGCAGCATTGGTTATTCTTCTTGTCCCATAAAGGCTTACAGTTGTTGTAGAGAGTCCAGTCATAGTAACAATTTTATCGGTCGCAACAGCAACACTATTGTTTGTTGTTACATGCACATCAAAAACACTAGAAAAGACTGGGATTGTTGCAGCTACCGCCCATGAAAACGTTGTAATTCCTGAAGCATTAGTAATATTTCCAGATGCCCACTTCAAAAGAATTCCCGATGGAAGACGAGTCCATCCCTCGTTACCTGCGAGAGAAGATGTGAATTCATAAGATGCAGTATCTCCCTCTTTTCTAACAAAAAGCTCTGTTTGCGCACTCAAAGTAGAAAACATTGAATAAATTGCCATCTCATTTGCGGCAGTTGATGGTGCTGCGACCTGCTCTGGAAAACTCGCCCACTTATGCTTTCCCTGATTACCACTCGCATCATCAAACTTCACATGGTTAACAGAAACAACTGTTTCTATAGCTGCAAAGTTGTTTTTTATTGGAAGCTGTGTGTCGCTTATTCTGTCAGTTGCCTTTGGAACTGCATTATTATATGGCACTTTTCTCTCCTTTAATTATATCTACTTCGCCCCCATCTAGACCCATATCCAATCCATAAACCATCAGAGTAAATAGTCTGAGACCTCTCTTTTTGTCCAATGACGATTGTTCTATACAAAACCAAAGCTTCTTGATTCTTAAACTCTGGCATTATTTCTTGAATACTCTCAGCGTCTGATTGATCCTCAAATCTTTTTTTTGCAGCACCATACGCGATATATTGCCACCATTGTTCTAATTCAGGCACATCGCCACTATTAATCAGCTCAGTCGGACGTGCATCTACATTGATCTGTATTGGGTATACCTGATCAGGAATGGGGCGGACTGTAAAATTATTATTGAAAAAAAGAACGGTATCTGGCCTACCAGCTGAATAGAAAACAGTATGACTTCGAACTTTCTCGCCATTTGCTGGAGCCGTATTAAACGTTAAAGTATACGCCCCAGTTTCATAGTTTATAGTTCCTGTGCCATCTCCCTCTAGTGCTCCAGTAGCTCCGGCTGCCCCATCGTCAGTCAACCGAATTCCAACCCCATTTACATTTGTCGCCGCAAACAAAACATGATTCTTCGCAACAGGAACAGCAGCCAATGTTCCTGTAAATGCAACAGTTGCTCCATCTCCCGTAGCCTCATCTGCTATCGTATTTACAAAGGGATATCTCGCAAAAAGCTCTTGTTCTGATTGAACAAGCATCGCCTGAACGCCATCCACATATATTGGATTGTAGACTGCGTTATAAATATTTCTGAAGTTGGTAAGAGGGTCCGCTGCTGTAGCATCAGTTGTATATAAATCCACGCCAGCAGACGTATAAAAAGTAAACGTTTTTCTGAATGAAAAAAGACGAAGCTCTTGAGGAAAATCATACTGAATAAACGTATTTATATACTCTTTGATTTCAGCTTCTGTTATTTGTTCCACGGACGGACTTCGAGTTAAACGTCGTACCTTTTTTATAATCGCTGCAAGCGTTGAATCTGCCATCTTACCTTCCCCTTTTAATCAACTACCTAGAACGCTTAAAATCTTTATTGGAGAAACTTGCTCTCTGAACATGTTTAGCAGTCTTTATAATTGGCCTTCCCCGATCATCTACACAGTTCTTATTAACCTTATACTTAACATTCTTATTCAAATGATCTACAAGGCACTGAGGAAGCTCATATTCCTCTCCATCCACCAACGTATAGCCGATTATTGGATCACCAGGAAACGCTCTAAATGGAAACGATATGCGCCCACCCCGAATCTCATCAAATTGAAATGTTCCCCAAACTTTTATATTGCCCTCTATTCTCTCCGCTTCAATTATTTCTCTTTGTCTTGCTAGAAATTGTTCTTGCTTCTCATCAACAGTCTCAAGCCTAACTGGCCTTTCTTTAAGCAGCCGTATCTCATTTTTAAGAGCCAGCAACTCATCTAAAATATTAATCTCTACTTTTGTTGGAACCTCTTCCTTAGAAACTTCTTTCTTTAGAGTGATCTCATTTTTTTCTACAATTTTCTGCTTCGTCTCAGGAGCAATCTTCTTCGTTGGCATCCTGTGTCCTTTTAGTAAAAGGGGAGAGAAACCCCTCCCCTTACAATAAATATTACTCGTTATCTACACTGAAAGACTTCCCAGCCTGCCAATAAATAACATCATTTGTTACACCAGCTGGACTATCAGTACCAGTAGCAAGGTACATACCTATGTATCCTTGATCGTCTGTAGCACCCGCAAGCGAGTTGATATATGTATCAGTACTTGAATCACCTATCGGAACTGCTATCGCAGGGGTGAATGGCACATCTGCCGTTAGAGGCCATGCAAATGCCGTAAATGCGGATGCATCAATGTCTGTCGTAAATGTTGCTGCACTTACCGCAGTAACTGTTGCAAGCAATCCATCCATTTGAGTCATGTCATAATCAGCAGGGACTCTCAAACGAATCATTTGACCAACTGTATATCCATGAGAAACGGTTGTTTCAACAACAGCCGGATTTGCTGCTGTAATAGAAGAAATGAACCGCTTAGTTGGATAGAAAGCAGGAGGAACATTAACCGGATAGAAAGAACCTGACGTTCCTGCAACAATCTGAGGAGCGTACACCAATCTAAACGATGTATTTGTAACAACTGTATCAATCTCAAAGTGAACGCCACCAAATTGCTGTGCTCCAGTCACATTAACGAACTGTACAATATCGCCGTTTATTAATGTGGCTGTAGAAGCAGCAGAAACAATTGGAATAGCTGCCGCAGAGATAGCACTTATCGTTGCATTGATAGCTCCAAGTGGATTATCTGTAGTAGTATCGACATAAGTAAAACCACCAGTTGTAGCAATTACAGGAACCATGGACTCATCAGCAGCGAGCTTTTGATACTCAATTGCATAATCGTTCGCTAGACCCCTTTGCCATTCAAAAATGACGCCAGTTCCAGCGCCACCAGCTGCAATAGTTGTTGTATTCCAGACTTTCATCCAGTCAACACCACCACGCAACTTGATGATCTCAGGAGATCCATCAGCTGTAAATCTACCTTGCTGGATAATTGTATTATCAGCCATAATTACCCTTTCTTATAGTGTGCATTTTAGATTAATAAGCCATGAATCATTCAAGATCCGCGGAACTTCCGCCATCTTCCAACCTAGTGTGCTATTTAAACGCAATGGACCATTGAGTTCTGGCCCGTTATACATAAATTCAGCTGTATATCCATCCTGATCTATGCAACCAATAGCCTGTTGGGCACAACAAAAGACATTAAGTACATCTGCCCCAAGATTTGAGGATGTTAGTGTTTTGGAACCAACTGAAGATACAAGGAATCTAAGGTTGGCTACAGAACCCCACTCAGCATCAACTGGACCATTAGGGTTTGGATATTGCGAAGAATGAATAAATCCTGTAACAGTGCGCAGGTTAGATGTAAGGTCTGTGTGCGCTAATGCAAAATATGCATTGGGAATCGGACCTGTTCCGAACCGATTTTCGCCGGGGATCTTCTCAAGAAAAGTCCGTCCATCTGCACCAATAAGCGCTTGAACAATTTCATCAATGTCTGATGCAGTTATTTCAGTTGGATTATCGCCATTCGTTCCACCGACGCAGTTAACTGATGCTGCTGTAGAAGCCATCATATCTCGAGTGAGCTCATCCTCTGTTGCACGAAGTGCGTCACCAAGACGTTCTGCTTCTGCATTTAATACAGGATCAGATCTTTGTAGAGTTACTTGCTCGTTAGTCTCAATGTATTGGCCATAATAATTAATATCTGCACTGATGTTTACCGCATCCATTAGTGTTGCTGGAGGCGTAACACCGGTATTCCCTAGAGGAGCTGTGGCAGTTGGAAGTCGATTATATCGAGTAAAGAGAAGCGTCTTTGCTCCCTGAGGAAGCATAAACAGCTCTGCCGGTCTCTTATGAATATAGGTCGGCTGAGGAGTAGACAACAACGCTTCATTAAAGTGTTGTTGCACCTGAGCCGATAAAGTTGATGTTGTAGTAATAGGCATCATATATCCTTAAGTGAAAAAATGACTACTTAAGATGAACAAGAATTGTTCATAGGCTTGCGAGACCCGATATACGCTGAGAAGGCGACTCTCATTATACGCCGACAGCTTGCGAGGCTAAAAAATACGCTGGGCTTGCGAGACCCGATTTACGCTGAGTTTGCGAAACTCGATGTACGCATATTCACTATAATATAATTCTAAAAATAGAAGCAAAAACTATCTTCTGTTTCTTTTTGCCTCCATCATTTCTCTATATTTCTCTTGTTGTTGTGCTTTCGAGAAACCGCGCTGTGTAAGCAAATTTACATTACTTAAAGGAGAAGTATTACCGGGCTGCGAATTTGCACTCACAACAGGACGAGGCTTTGCAGCATTCTCTTGAGCCAGAGTTTGTTGACTGTTTTGGGTAGCATCTGGAACAATTCCAAGCTTTTTAATCATCGTATATGCAGCTACTGCCTTATTATAAAGATCAGGAGATGATTTAATCGCTTCTGCGAGTTCCGGTTCTGCGGTACGTAACATTGCTATGTTTTCTTCATTTACTACCGACGAAAAATCCCTGTACTGCGACTTAAGTCTCGTCTCAACTGACATCGCCTGATAATTAACAAGTTCTTGTCTCAACTTCTTAATTTCTTGATCATATTTAGCTAAATGCCTGCCTTCAACAAGATCATCTGGGGCTATAGAATATGTTTCTGGTTGTTTAGGGGGCGCTTGTGGCCTTTGGTTCGATTGAGCAATTTCAAGTTGTCGCTTATAGAGGTCCCTTTCCCGTTCCGCTCTCTCTCGTGCTTCACGAAGAGTCTGAAAGCGAAGAGGTTGCTCTCTTTCATCTTTTTGTTGAACAGGAACTTCTTGTTGTACGGGCTCCGTTTCAGCCGTAGCTAACGTCGCTTCCAATGCTGCATTATCTTTCTCTACTTGTTCTTCCATTCGTGTCCTTTAATAGATTGATTGTTTTACGCCAAAATTATCTTGCCCTTCTTTTTGTCATATTCGTCTCTGTCAAAAGAGGGCCGAAGAGTCGTATCAACGATTTTACAGTTATATTCATGTGATTTTCTAATCAGATCACCACCATAAAAAGCCTGGACAGTTTTTAATCTTTCTATAGAAGCTTTATCAAACCCACAAAACTCTGGATGAGTCCATAAAGTAATTGCAACAGCAACAGGAGGGAGATGCCACCATAGCTCTAACTCACCTTTTTGGTGATCAAAATGATAAAGAGATTGATTAACTATTGGACGCGGACATGCCTCCTTAACAACCATATAATTTCTTACCATCTCGTCGAAAAACTTTTCTTTTTTGAATATGACTTCAATAAAAAAGCTTCCTGAATATTGAGCCTGTCCAAGATCAAACGTTTCCATTAAGTCTTTTTGATGCTTCTCTCCCATCGCATGGGAGGTCTCACGCAGATTAATTGATTGAAAGCCCTTCTCACGAATCTCATTGACCTTCTGACCAACTGTTTTTTTAATCATTTTCTTTAAACGTCCTCATAAAATCCACAGTGTCTTCATAGTCAAAAATAGAATCAATCATCTCCTCATACTCATCGTTAGAGATAATAAGAATATCTACCTCTTGATCAGACATCTCTGCATTAAGTTCACCTACAGTGGCGTTAATCATATGGGGCGACATTAAAAGGAAAAGAGCAGTGAGAAAATTCGTTCTACGCATCAGTCATCCCTAGATTATTTAGATTTTTTCCTCTTCTTGGTCTTAGCTACTCTGCGAGACTCACTCAGAGCAATCGCAATGGCCTGGGAGCGCTTCTTTACCTTTTTCTTACTTTTACCAATATTGAGCTTTCCAGCTTTATATTCTTTCATCACCGTGGAAATCTTCTTTTGTGCAGCAGTCTTCTTTTTCTTTGCTTTCTTCTTTATATGTTTTTTCTTCATAAAACTTTCCTATCTTGAGTCATTGTGGAGAACCTCATGATTCCCCACAACACAGGTTCCTTATCGAAGATTCCCCTTAAAGCGATCAGCAGGCGTAGCTATTGGCTTCTTCTTTCTCTTGTATCTTCTTTTCTCTGAAAAAACTCCAAGAATTGCCTCTGCGATCCTAGTAGCTCGACCTTTAGGCCGTGGCATTGTAGGCACAACTAAAACTTAGTCTTAGCAGCGTTCTTTTGCGCTTTAGCAACGAACTTAGCATTCTCGCTGTCTATTATGCTCAATGGACTAGGATACATACTAGTTGTTATGTAGGGACATTTAGGAACAGTCTTCATGAATGATCCCTGAAACATCCTTGCAAAGGATCCGTCCGAAGATGGCATCATCGTTGATGCTTTCTTCGCGCCCTTTGACTTGCTCATATAATAGCGCTTCTTTGCCATTATAACTCCTTGTAGAAAATGTAGTTCGCTATGAACTACAAGGTTAATAAGATTCCTCTAACTACATCCCTTGCAATGCACTCAATCCTGTTTGTCCTGGTTGACCTGGTTGCGGTAATTCATGCTGCGTTTTATGCGGATCCGCAATATCAGAAAGACGTAATAACCTCTCTATATAATCTACGTCTCGAGTGTCAATTTCTTGAAACGCTTTCACCAGATTAAGGAATGCCTGTGTTCTATCTTTCTGTGCCTCTGCATGCCGCTCAACAACAAATTCTTTATTCTCTTCAACGCGACTCAGTCGCTCAACACCCAGACTTTCATCTGCAAACGCACGCTTGTTTGCCAAATTCGTTCGTGCCTCTTGCTCTTTAAGCGCAATTTGCATCTGCATTTGCTCTGCTTCTGCTTTTTTCTCATTAGATTGCTTAATAGCATCCGTAAGTTCTTTTTTATTTTGAATAGTGGCAGCGTTGATAATTACATCATCAGGAATTGGAATTCCAGTCTCCTTAAGATGTAAGAGCTGTGCAAACTGATTTTGCCGTTGTGTAGTTGTATTAAGACCTTCCTCAATTGCAGCATCATATTTTCCAAATGCCTTATTATAAAATTGAGGAGAAGGCTCTTCTTCAATAATTCTTTTTACTTTTCCAGGCGCAAAATTGGATTGGATGACATCAATCATCAATTTACCTAAAAGCTTTTGAGACTGATCTAGTTGATCGAAAAGAGGCTGCAAGGTAGTAAGTCCTCGTCCCTGACGAAGCATGGCTAAAAGGCCAGATACATTCTCCGTTGAAGATCCTAAAAGCTCTTCAGTAGCCCCTGCATCGTCATCTATTTCTTTTGCCATATCACGTGACAATGTAAAAAATCCAGGAGGTACATCTTGCGTTGGAATAGGAGCAATATCAGTCATTTGCGCTGTTTGCTTAAGGAAAATTGTACGCCCCTGACCAGTCTTGAGAAGATCTTTCGGATCAACTGCTGCATTCGCTTTCGCTATCCATCCAGTTGTGGCTTTAGATTCTGCAACGTCACACTCAATAATCTTACGACGATTATAAAGATATTGAGGATCCCTCATTCCCCGAACTACCCCTTGAATACGAGTAGAATAGTCAGGTAGTTGCGGTGTGTAATAACCAAAAACAGGAACAAATGGGAATAGATCAGTCCCCAAAGGATTTAGGTCGTCAAAAAAAACTTTTCCCTCCACAACAATCGCCATCTTTACTGTCGGAATCTCTTGCTCAAGAACTGTAATCTGTGGATATATCTGTAAGTAGCGACGCAGAGCATCTTCATCTTGTCCTCTCCACTCGAGAGTCTCACCAGTTTCCATGTCAGCAAGCATTCGCTGAGAACGATAATCACGATAATAAAACTCATCATACGAAAGAAGATCTTTGCGATTTAATACATAGTTTTCAGGAAGAAATTGAAACTTTCCGTCTTTTACAGTTCCACCCGTCAACGATTGCAACTCGTTTTTATAATCCGGAAGAAGGGAGGCTACTTCTCTTTTTGTTAGATATGATCGCTTCCAAAGTCCCTTACAGTCAGACAAGTCAGCTTTCCTAAAAAATGGATCTATAAGGAATGAGTTATAATTGCAGTTATCTACACGTATATTTCCACTTACAGGATCACTTCGATAGTCCATCCAAACCTGCATTAAATTCATGCCCGTAACTATTGCGCCATGAAATGATTCGGAGACGGTGTTTAATACTCCTTCTTGTTGATTACACCAAGAAAGAATTTTAGAGAACTGATCCGCAGTTTGCTCATCTGCATTTTCTACAGGAATAACAACCGTAGACTTGCGGTTCCGACGCTGATATCCAGAAATCATATTCACAACACGACGAATGCGGTTGAAGGTGAAGTTTTTTCGTCTACTGAGCGGGACTGCTCCATAAAGATCTGTAAAAACCTGTTGGTCTCCAGACTCAAACCGAGTATCTATGTCAGCCTCACCCCAAAAAGCCTGGTTATTAGATATAGATTCTCTATAGAAGTTATCCATTCTTTGCTGGATACCTATATCATCCGTACTAAAATACTGCTCACCACTTTTCGGGAAAAGCCTCATAGTCAGTCCCTTTTACTCATTAATCATTTCAAATATTTGTCAGTTTTGTCTCTCGCTGGCCATACTACCAAAAGGGCGAGAAGACACGGTAAAAAAAACGGGAGAGATTTAATTCTCTCCCGCCAAACACAACATCGGCTAAAAAGGAAAAAGCCTCATGCTTTTAAAATTTGTTATACAACCTTACATCTTGACGAGATACCAAACCAGTCCACCTACAGCCAGAACAGACACTCCGATAATGCTATACATCATAAGATCAGTCATCATATCCTCCTTAAATAACTACCGATTACACCAAAACAATATAACAATAAAAATGATCAATGCTAGAAATATTTTACAACTAACAAAGCGCAGGGATGAAGGGGGTTTGATGTCCACATCCCTGCGCTCCAACCAAGAAAGAGAATATCTATCTACTGAAAAATCCTTGGAAGGTGAGAGTTTACCACTCCACCTTGAACCTCTTGCCGCAAACGAGCAATATCATCAGGAGTCATGTCAGAACTGAGATACGGCAAATATATCGCTAAATATCTAAAAGCATCACTCGCGTGACTAAATTTATCGTGTAACGGAATCTTTCTGTAGACCTCTTTCTTGGAGTCATATTCCTGACGATAATTCTCAAGCGACCTGATAAGTTCTTTACACTTTTTCTCATCAATCCAAGTTCGTGGAAGAGTAGTACGAACCGCCTCAATTCCATCCACAACTGACAGTCCATCTGCTACCTCAAAAATAACACACAGTTGCCGTGCTTTTTCCCATCTAGTAGTGCCACTAGAAAACTCTCGAACGCGAATGTCATGTGGGCCAATATGAGTACCATAAGTATATGGCTTACCCTTAATAACATTTATGTAATGCTCCAGACCTTCTTTATTCTTCTGGTAAAAATCTATTACATGAATTGCTTTTCCAATCACTTGAAAAAAGATAATTGCCGTCATGTCATCTACACCCAAATCCCAAGCTGTGTGAACAGGATGCTGTGGATCCCATGGAACTTCGCCAATCTGTCCATTTAAATGAAGCTGGTCAATATAACGAACGTAGTATGCACCCTCAACACCTAAATCGAAAGAGGTCCAATATTCTTGCATTTGAAGATCTTCGGACATCTCTCCTTGCTCACGTTCTTCCATAATCTTTTTCATGGGAATATGCTTCGTGTCGTCAACGGTAAGCTTCGTTAAGAACCAAGACTTTGGATATTCCAACGCAGTTCGATACATTTCCCACATGAAATTCTTACCTCGCGGCGTGCTCACCAGTAAAACCCATCCATCGTTTGCACTCAGGATCGGACGAATTAGCTTGTAACTCATTGGATCACTCATAGCGAACTCAGAAAAAACAACACCCTGTGGATTTGTTCCAACAAGCGTATTGTCATAAGAATCCGAACCAATTATCTGAAAAAGGGAACCATTTTTTAACTTGATGCGCATGTACTGCTCATGCCGAGATTCAATTAAGTCTTCTGGAAGATAATCTAGAATGCGAAACCCGTCATTGTCTATCGCATCCCATAGAATTCTTCTGCCAGCAGCAAATGTAGGAAAGATATAATAGATGGCCTTTGTAGACCTAACAAGCTCTCGAATACAAAGATTCCAACTCGTTAAATCCTTTCCTGCTCGTCGTGGCCAAATAGCCATCACACGCTTATATCTCTTGTCCTCAATAGCCTCAAAGATACATCGCTGATATTCACGAGGAACAAATTTGCTAAGGTCTACATTTGACTCAACAGGCGAACCCATTACCCATCTTTTTTATTTTTATCTCTGAATTTAAGAGGAGATTTTTGTTTTTGCTTCAACGTCTTATCTAAAGCCGCATCTTTCTCCTTTTTCCTTCGACAGGCCTCTGCAAGATCGTTAAAACGCGCATTCAAACTAGAAATTTGCTCCATCATTGTCTGCATGCGAAACCCTAGCTTTCTTAATTTATCAAAATTATCGTCACACCTTTCATTGAGAGAGTTCGCCTCTTTCATTGAAAAACATAGAGCAATAGCAAAACAACAAACTATAAATAAGGCACCTACAAGAAACAAAACCATGCACTCTCCCTCAAATAAACAGTTAACGATTAACGACACCTCAAGATATAATTTTTTTGCGTAAAAAATATACGGTCTGTATAATTTCACGCTTAAGTTTTAAAAAAAGTTCTACGCGCCTGTCTTTAGACTCCGGCGAGATATCTTTGTGAAAATCATAAAAACAGTGAAGCTTGTCTAGAGTTCTAAGATAAGAATATGGCGGCAAATATAATTTCGCCTTTCTGTCTGGGAATTTGCGAAGTTTAGCTGCCACTTTCAGCAACCTTTCTTCAAGCTGAACAAATCCATGGTCAGTAAAAAGAATTCTGCACACCTCAACAAGGTCAGGGCAGATCTTGAGACGCTCTCTATCACAAAAAAAGGGCTTGTTGGTATATTTTTTAGAAAAGAAAAGAAGCCTCTCTACACTCTTTTTAGGAACGAAAAAACTACTTATTAACTCCTCCTCTAGTCGTCTTACTTCGGGATCCACCATTCTCTTTCCCTTTTTCTTTTTTACATTCATTACAACACTGAAAAGTAGGACAGTTCAACTCTTTAAGTGTCCTTGCAACAAAATTTCCACAATCACAGCAACTTAGAAAGCGGTGCTCACGACAAGAATCCATTGCCGGTATTCTCATACCAACCTGAAGCTTTCCATACATTGGTTCGGGTTTATCATCAGAGAACAAAGTTCTTAATCTTTTCATATAGCCTGGGCTCTTCTTACTCATCTTTCTTGTCCTTTTTGAGCGTAAACGCAACAACTGTTCGTTGGGGCCGATGCATAGATCGATCGATAATCTCTTCCGTTTCTTCAAACCCCATTGCGTCCTTGAAAATCGATCTCATAGAGTCCATCTCTCTCTTTATTTGCTCTATCCGATCCTTATTTTCTTTAATTTCTTCCAGCTTTTTATCTACATCTTTTTGAATTTTTTCATTGATAGCTTCAATTGTTCCAACTCTTTTCTCTATGTCCGCTGTTTTGATATCTACTTGCTCTTTAATGATTTCCTCTGGACTCTTCTCACTCATCCTTCTTCTCCTTGTAGTCTGATGTACACAACAGGATCTTCATTACCTTTTCTTCTAGAGCTCTAATCTCGAGATATACGTCATTAAGAGATTCTTCACCATGCTCAGTGAAAACTTTATCCAAACCGTACTCAGTTTTCAGTAAATAATTCATTCCGTAACTTTCCCAGGAGCGTTGTCCAGCACGCTGCAAATGGCATAATGCATCACACATCCCTAAACGAAATGCTTCGATTGCAAACTTTCTACGATCAGGGTCTTTAAGTGTCTCAAAGTTATAATTTTCAATCATCTTTCTTCCCCTTCTGGAACCGAGTAGCATACAAATGGACTGCGTTCATAGATTTATCAACCTTCAAGTCCTTGATGAACTTTTTATACTCCTTTGTGTCTGGCCGGATGAACTTTTTATAGTTCTTTGTGTCTGGCAGCATGCAAACAATTGGTATGCAGTACGCGCTTGCTCCCAACATAGAATCTTTTTTGTTTGAAGAAGGCATAAGAAAAAATGTTATTGAGTCAATGCGCCCAATTTCATTCTCTCTTAGCACTTCATCGATAGAATAGTACTCCTCAGGAAGCACAAAGGTGATAAAGTGTTTTATATCTTCTTCTAGTTCTGGTGGACACAATCCAAAAAGGCGCTCTTCTATTGGATTTACCCCATATACTACTTCCTTTTTTGGTCTCTTGTTTAGAAGATACCTCGTAATATCGTCTATATCACATCTTGCGAGCTCAGTGGGAGAATCGCCGTTTTCGCCATGTGTGCAATTAAAGGTTTTCATCTTTCTTCTCCTTCTCAACCGTCTCGTGAACTTTGCCATCCGGATCCGTATACCTGAACTTTGTGGTGTATGGTTCCTGATACGTAAAAGTTAGAGAAGTAAACACGTTTCCATCTTCGTCCATACAAGTTCCCCAAACAGGCAAATGATTTTTCGGAGGGTAAATCCTTACACCTTCAACTTCTATATGACCATACTTAAGGTACCTTACCTTATAACCCTTATCTTTATTCATCATCTCCTCCAATTGGTTCCGGGTTCTCATCCATCCTTCTTCTCCTTCTCGACACCTGCAAGCGTCTTCAGCAAAGCAGAAATGTCTGTGGTCTCAAGTTTCTCAACAAGAGTAGCTACGCCCTTAGATTTTATGTACCGATCGCCAAGTACATGGTAAGGGGCTGCTTTTTCGTCGAAGTAAAAAAGACACGAATTATAAAGCCCATCCGAAACAAAACACATGGCAAAACACAGAAAAAACACTTTGACTATACGTTTACCCATAGTAAACGCCTCAGCTCTTTCTTCCTCGCTATCGTCCTCACTTGACATTATAGCTGTCATACAAAACTGAATAATTGATAGAACACCAAGCATAAAAAACCCCCAAAACCACCACTTTAAAACCGTCATTAAAATAATGAAGCTTACTGTCATTCCTTATCCTCTTTCTGATCAACAAATGAATATGCCCACCTCACCTCATTTAGTTGCTTTAATTGCAGCTTTATCATCTCATCTTCTTGCCGGTCCAATATCTCAAGCATCTTTTTCTTAAACGCAAGCACATCCTCGCTTAACTCTTTATCTTTATCGTCCACCTTTTCAGCATCAATATTCATGAAACTCTTGCACTCCGGTCTCTACATCTATTTTCTTTGTTGTCTTGTCAGGATAAGTAATTATTATGTACAGATCTGTACCGTAGTAGCCATTCTGCTTGCTATAACAAGGCACGAAATACCACTGGTTCTCTCCACCAAACCTAAAACCGAAGTCTTTCACGACCTCAATTTGTATGTCCGCCGGAAAATTGTGGTATTCAATACCAGGAAGATCTTTCACGCTTTTAAAATCAGGATAGACTTCTTCGCAACAACATTCTTCGTGTTCCCAGATCATCTCTGTGCCGTTACTAAAAACAATCTTGTCGTCTGTTATCACTTTAATTGTCATCTCTTTCTTATCCATTTTTTTTCTCCTTGCTCAACCTGTCATATAAAACCACATTCACCGTCGCTGCCAAATTCATGCATCTATCAGTTGGTATATAAACGATATCTCTACACCAAGACGTTACACTCAGATCTAACGTCGCATCCTCGGCTCCAAAAATATAAAATGCACGCTCGGGATGAACATACCTAGGTAATGGTATAGCTCCGTCTATAATATCAACTGCTACTGGTACGCAATCAAACGGAACAATATCACGCAGGTCATCTACTTGGAACACTGGAAGATGCCTATGGTGCTTCATTGCATCAGTCCGAGCTTTTCTATAGCGCACCCCACTGAGCGCCAAGAAATGTGCTCCGTACACCCCACAGGCTCGCATTGCACTTCCAATGTTTAGCATGGACTTCGGGTTGTCTAATCCAATGCCACAAAAGCCTCTAGTGGCTATTGTCTTGCTCATTTTTCTTCTCTTTTTTGTTCTTACTCAATGCGCTTGACCAAATAAAACATTGCTCCCGCACAATAAAGAGATCCTTAAATATATCCATCTCCAACGCTTCTTTTTCAACCTTAGAAAGTGGTTCAACAGCCCTTGCAAGCACCTCCTCAAGTTCGGGAGGTACTTCAAAATCAACCATATCAGGAGTACCACAATGAGGACACGTAGCATCATGCTTTTCAGCCAGCTCTTCACGCATCGCGCTAAACGCTAAATAGTCACGCTTGGCTAGCTGCATTTTCTCACTCTTCATATCAACAGCATCAACCTCTTCTTGAAGTGTTGTTTTTGGAAGTGGTCTTATGCCTATGCCTCCTCCAACTACTTCCCAACGGCTACTGCGAGGTGCCGGCTTATCGCCATACCAAACGGATGCAAATTTATCAGAGTTCAAATAGTCTACGTAAGCTTCTTTTTCTGTACGGCTCAGGTTCTTAATTTTGTCACCTAAGCACATTGGTTCATATTTCTTCTTCTTATCCATCTTTCTTCTCTTTTTCTTTAATCTTTTTTGCGATTCTCATCACATCAAATGGGTCACATAGCCTTGAACGCACAATTCCCTTTTTAAGAAGTTCGGCGTCCTCTTTCTCTTCCTGGGCACGCTCTGCTTCTACCTCTTTAAGAATTTCAGGATCAGTATGCGTGCGGACTTCATACAACACATTAGACATAGATATAGCGACTTCAAATGGGCTCATATCGCTGAATTCTTTTTTCTTCTTACCCATGTTTTTCCTTTATGGTAAGACGCAACCAAGAAGCCTCTTTATTCTTTATGCACTTCAACATCCATACTGTATGCGTTTTCTTATTAATCCATGTACCCCCAATTTCAAATCTGTCTCCATCACCATCTACAAGATCTTCTTTGGTGGGGTCTCTCTCTTCAATCCAAATCATCGCCGGCGACATAGGTGAACCCACAAAAGCAAGAGGATCTCCTACATCTTCAGAGCAACCACGCTCAACGCACAGCCTCTCTATCTCTTCTTCACTGACTGCGGGCGTCGAGAGGCATTCAGAGCAAATACAAACCTCTATGCCGTCATCATCCATCTTTCCTGTCCTTCCCTCGTCTCATTAGAGTCTTCATAGCCTGTTCACGAACAAGCTCTATCTCTGTTCGCATCTCATTTATCCCATTTGTTGGCGGGAGCGTTTTAAGAACCTCAAGATGATGAATCATGTCAGCGTATGAACACTCGGAAGAAGAAGAATCAAGTCTTACCAATGGATGCTTTATTTCCTCAAGAACTCTATCCATCTCCTTGATCGCTAACAAAATAAAGTGGACCCCCTCAAGAGTATCCCTTATCGCTATCTCACCTAGCTTCTTCCTTGGTGTATTAGTACCTCCAGGATCATCAACGAGCATGTTCCTTAAATAGATAGTTTTCTCATTAAGGGTATTCAGAAACCCGCAGAGTTGCTGCTTAGTCATCTTTCTTCTCCTTCTTGCGTTGTTTTGGTTTAGCTTTCTTTTTTGGTTGTTTTCTTTTCTTCTTTGGTTTTGGTGTTGAAAATGATGGAACGGTGATGTTAAAGACGGTTGGTTTTTTCTCTTCTTCGATATTCTTCAATGACGCGCGCCACTCCTCCAAAAGCTTCCAGTCTTCGCCTTCGGTCCAGGATACGCTATAAAGTGGGAGAGATCTAATGGTAGAGGTTTCAGGAAACTTACGAAACATAACGCCTTTTTCGCGTCGTATACCGATAGCTGTCTTGGCCATTTCATATGCGGCTTTGAAGAGCTTGCTACGCTTGCTCCATCGTAGTACAGATCCTGGTGATATACCGTTGACTACAAAGAATTCTCTGAGCATGAGAGCGGTATCATCATGGAGAGCCCAGTCGAGTAGTTTCTCGGCAAAGAACTCGATCTTTTGTTTCATTTCTTTGCTTTTACGAGCATTGGATGCGTCCAGGTAGTCTTGTAGGACAAAAGCACGCTCAGTATTGGGGTCCGTGTTAGGTTTAGGGATTTTAGGCGTTGTTCTTGGTTTGGAATTTTTCATAAACGGAATCCTCGTTGATTTTCTTAGGATCGACATTAAGTGCTACATGCCATCTCAGCCTACCGTTTCCATCGTCCAGGCACTCTAAAAATGAAACAAGGTCGGCTTCGTTTTTTAAATAAATGGTTGCGGTGGCGGCTATTGTAGGTTTAGGGGTTTTGGGGTTTTTCATTTTCGTCCTCAAAAGGTTATTTCCATGTCACGTAGTTTTTCGAGGAACGGTTTACATTCTTCAAAATACTCTTGCTTCTCGAAAACAATTCCTTTGAGATCAATCCATTCCTTTTTAAGCACATTTATGAATTCTTCTTTGGAATGGGTTATTTTTTTAACATTTTTATAGAGATTTTCATCGGGTATCTCATGGGCAAACGTGATTTCTTGTGAAGTGTCAGGCTTCGTAGTTTTTAGCTGTATTAGTTTAATAGTTGCATACGGTATTCGTCTGTCATTCTTCATTGGATATCTCTGTGATGGTAAATTCGGTTCTAGGTTGTTTGGAGTATATCTTCTGTGCGGTAATTTTTTGAATTTTTGCGTCGTCGTGGAATATGATTCCCTGGGCAACATCCTCGGCGTATTTAATAAGGTTTGAGAGGTCGGGGCGTTTTGAGTGTTTTTCTAAGTGGAGCGAGTCTTTTTGTGTCTGTCTATAAGAGGCTGGGATTTGCATAAAAAATGTAACATCGAGGTGCATTGGCCCCTCTATGAGTTCAAGCTTTTTATGCTGGAGTGACAGTTCAAGTTGAGCTTCTTCTTTGAGATCTTTTTGGGGGTCGTAGACATGGGGCCTATAGGTGGTGGAGAGATGGGGCCTTAGAAGAGAGATTGGCTTACCTGAAATGGTATATGTTTTCATTGGTGGTCCTTTTTTTTGGTTCCATATTTAATCATGCGTATCTCAGCGGGAGTAAGTACGCTTTGTGCTTTTTTCTTATTTCCGATTTCCGATTTGTCTAGGGGATCGGAAAATCGGAAATCCTGGGAGGCGCTCTTTTTATTATACACCATTCCCCTTTTGCAGGAGTTATTGGAGGGTGTGGATTGCCTGGCAGGTTTCTTCGGGCCCGACTGCCTGTCCTCCGTAGCCTTGGCGTAGGGGGGACGGTACGGAAGGAGCGGCTCGTAATTGATCTTCACCATTCTGGAATGTTTAGGAACCTCAAAAAGGGTAATAAGTTTGGGATGGAGAGTAAGATCTACGTCTATTCCATGGTCGTTACAGTATGTGAAAGCGATGGAATTGAACTCCGCATACTTGAGTTCTCCTTGTGTTGTTCTGTCAAAGGTGTTTGCAGCGTGGCTAAGAGCTTCATCAGGAAAAATGATGTTTGCAATGGAAGCGGCTTTTGTAAACCCCAGCCCGATGCATATTCGTCTGTTGAGAGGTGTTATAAGAGCACTCTTGCGCTTGATAGAAGCAAGCTCTTCTGTAGAGATGGTACGTTGAAGAATCTCATCAAGAAAGGACCTAAGGTTTGATGTTTCAAAAAGGTTTTGATCGCTAATCTTTTTTCCTTTTATGGGCCATAAGAGCGTTTAGCAAGCCGTAGCGTTCGTAGCTACTTGGAACTCTATCAAGATTCTCTGATGTGACTCTGCCTTGCTGAGCCCAGTTCTTCCAACGTTGTTTATCTAAAAGCCGATCCTGTTCATCAATCGGTCCCTGCTTGCAGATATCTCTAAATCTAAGAGGACCTGTGTCAGATTGATCTCGTACCCATCTGCTTTGTGGCCCCGTTTGTGTGCCATACACGATCTCTGTCCATCCCTTTCTTTCTTCCTTCACTTTATTCACCTTTGCAGGGATCTTCTCTTTCGTTCTCTTTCTGAACGCTACATAAAAAGGATCCTCTGGAATGTTGTAAGTCTTCTTATGTTCAAGACACAACGCCTCGTGGTGCGAGCTGTCTCGCATCCAAGCGATCATCTCTGGACACACTTCGGGCGTTGAACTGAGAGCTCTTCTTCCCCCAACCTCACTTTTAAGTGAAAATTGGAACGTTTCGGAGGAAGACATTCGTTTATTGTTTCTATATAAAGCTCTTTTATTTACATATTTAGTAGTTTCTAGCACATATTCTTTTTGGAAATGACCTGCTGCAGAAAAAGTGAATACTGCCAAGCATGCAAGGACAGGGAATAAATGTTGGATTGCCTTACGAATGGACCATGAATTGAGAGCGGGGGACAGTTTATAAAGGGAGGTTTTTTTATGTCTATAGAAGGAGGCGATAATGCCCTCCTTTTTGAACCTATCGAGAATTCTTTTAGCATGGCCTGTAGAGATTCCCCAAGCATTTGCGAGATATTGATGACTGCATTCCATTTTTTCGTTGTTTGCGAAAAAGTCGATGAACCATTTTAGGGCACGCAACTCACTATACGTTAACTTCTTACAATACTCTTCGGGCGCACCCGTAAATTTATACGTTGGAATGAGAGATTCATCGTAGAACTTTTCAACACTCTTGGGCGACCTGTCAAACTTATTCTTTTTAGATTCTACTTGACCTTTAGCGAGAGTGGTGTCATCATGGGTTACATGATTGAAATTTTTAGGATTTGACATATATGCAACTTCCGTCCTTTCGGTGGTGGGTTCTCTTTCTTACCTGATTCGATTGGTGTTTGTTGACATTCTCTATCATCATGGTGGTTCATCTTGGTTTGAGTAAAATGTATGTCTTTAAATCTATTTTGTCGTTTTCAGGGCCTCTTAATCTTTGTCTCTGTATCGCAAGATGGGAAAAAATTGGTCTTTCCTTCATCGGTGGGCCCTTTTTTTTAGTACTTGTTTTGTCTTAAACGCTCAGACAATATTTTCAATAAAGAATGTCTCATCTACTCTTTTTTATCAAGTTCCTTTTTATAATTTTCCTTTCTAACAAGTTTAATCCCATCAAATGCATTCGGGTGAAGCACCGTAAATTTGTCCCAGTGCGCTTGTACCGCTTTAATACCTTCAGGATCGCCCTTATCAACTTGTTCCCACCCATCCTCTTTGTATATCCACTTGGGGAATGGCGTCATATCAATCATGTCCCAAGAAACATTCTCAGGGAGCTCAAAGCCCTCCATACTCACCCATATATCACCAATCTCATGTTGCTTTTCTTTCATCTTTCTCCTTGGATGTTTTCCCTTTCAAGAGACTCCAGATACTTCACAATACTTTTCTTGTACTCAACAGCTTTGTCGCTCATCTCAAAAATTTTAGAAAACTTGTAGTGATGCACATTAAGAGTCGCAAGCAGCTCGCATCCCCTCTTAACACTACTCACCATTCCATTATGCTTAACATCCCTAATCTTTTTATACTGTTGATTACATATCTCCTGTTGTTCCACCAAGCTTTCATATACTGATTTAACATCAAAATCATCGAGAACATAACGAAGAAACAACTCTATTTCCTCCTTTGATATTTTCTCTTTTCTCTCATCTATTTCTTCAAGAGAAATATATACGTGAATGATTTTTTTTTCGTTCGCAACCACCAACTCATAGTTCTCATTTATCTCTTTTTCAAGCTTTTCTATCTCTTTATCCGTCATTTTTTATCCTTCACGTTCTTTAACAAACGTGGCCAATGCCTTTGCCTTCATATAATCCTCTCCAATCCAATTGTAAATAGCTGCTTCTCGATCAAACTTAAAATATACAAACTGATTGGCACCATGAAACAAAAGCATCGCCACACCAGAAACAAACGTTATAATTGTCAGCTTACGCCTATGTTTTTTATATAAATTGTTAGTAAAGCCACAAGACTCATCTAAGCATTTATCCCCATAAAGCAGCAAAAGAGTAGTGCCGGCACAGATGAAAATCAGCCCAGAAATTCCCACACAAAAAGAAAAAAGATTCATTAAAATTATTAAGATCATTTCTCTTTATCCTCCTTTCTCAATATCCCGACAACAAGTAACCACACTCTCTCAATGCCACAGCCGGCATAGAACAAAGGTCCTCGATCAAGCGCGTCAAAAATCCCTTCATCCACATGCAAATGCTGAAGACTACATTGCCCATACTACGTGCCATAGAACCCAGCCTGTAGCCGCAATCCTCAGCCCCCCACATAAGCTGATACTTACAAGTAATTAGCGCCCTGTTGATATAACGCATATCCGACGAGGCACACCTCGAACTACCAACGCTCCCCAGCAGTAACCCCACCAACAACACCTTTTTATACATCAATCACTCCTTATGTTATGCAACAACATCATCCTTTTTTACTTTTGTTGTTAACGGATGCCGAGTCTTATCATTAAGATAATTGATAATCTTTGACAACGTTTTAACCATAGGCACCCTCTTCATAGATAAAAAATCCCTTAACGTATTAATGGAAATCCCAATAAAAGATGCCATCTTTTTCGTATCCACCTCCGCATAGATCATATGATCCAACAACTTATACCTGACATTCTCCCATTCCCAAACCTCCTTAACCATTTTTCCCATCTAAACCTTCCCTCTTTTTAAACCAAAATCTATTCAATATAAACATACCCATAATTAAACGTTATTGCAATTCTTTCACTTTTGTTGACATTTGTTGATTCACCTGTAGGATGTTCATTAGCAGTATTATCTCATCTATTTTATCAAGGAGTTCTTATGAACGAAAAGACCGTAACCATATCTTTACTCGATGATCACACCACGCGTAGATCTAATTGGATAACAACCGCACAGGAGCTCTACAATATTAAGCAGGTGCGCAAAGAGCTTCTTAAAAAGGAAGGAGAGTTACAGGCCAGCCTAAAAGCATTATCTAAAGATAAAAACGCCAAGGGGGGCGATTTTGCGTTCACCTGCTTCTTGCGCAAGGGAAGTGTGGAATACGCAAAGGTGAAGGAGTTAGTGGGGGTGGACCTAGAACCATATCGTAAGATATCTGTGCCAATGTGGAAGCTAACTAAAGTTTGAGTCGTCGACAGTTTGTAGACAACTCAATAAAACGAAAAGGAACAAAATGAAATTTGTAGACGAAAAATTATTGGAAGAATTGTACGAAGAGCATGAAAACATTATTGGCTCCGTAGAAAAAACAGCAACAGATATAATGGAATTTGAGAGAACGCTTGCTTCCAACAAACTCAGAACACCTTTCCATTACATCATCGACAAAGGCCTATTGAACCTAAAAACAGGCACCCATGAAGATGTTGAAATGCATTGGCGCAGAAAACCAAAAGCTTGTCTGCCAGGTCGTTCAGGAGGAAGAAAACTCAAATTCTATATAGTCACACGGCACGAGGGAATCATAACTTCAGATCGAGCACTAACTTCAATGAGATCAGATATGGCTCAATACGTTCCCTTCTTCCCAAAATTCATCGAAAAATACAAAGAATATATCCAGTCAAAACGCACCTTTTTCGGGGACTGCTAATGAACAAGGAAGTTTTCAAAATTTTAAACAATAAAATTAAAGAAACTGAAAAAAAAATCATTGATCTTTCCAAACACATGGAAGTAACACAAAGCATTATTGATGATCACAATGAAAAACCTACCTCTAATCTAGAATTTGAAGACTGGAAAGATGAGGTGTGTCACGGCAGCGTCTTATATAAAAAGCAAGAGCTTGAACATGAAGAACTTGAAAGCGACTTCAAAAAGCTTTATGGGCTCGTTAAAATGGCAAACGACTGGCCAAGACAAAGGAAGAAAACCATGATTAATCGCATAGATGAACTAGAAATTGAAATTGAATGCCTCGAAGAAAGAAACAAATACCTGGAAGAAGAAAACAAGGAACTAAAAAAAGAAAACATTGCATTGATGAACCCCGATCCTGTACGTCAAAACAATAAAAAGAAACTCAAATGATTGTATTAACATCTCTTGATTTGATACTTGTTATTTTGAGTATGACACAGATCCTTATGTGGATCGCAATCCTGGTCTTACCTGCAAGGACAAAGCTGGGGCCGCCACTTGTAACAATAAGCTGTCTAACCATATCACTTGCAATAATCAACTTATTAATTTTTAACAACTTTATACGCTGTTAGGGAAAACTCATGAGCGAAAAGCTTACAGAAAGAATAACTGAGCTTGAAATTAAACTCTATGGAATAGAGCGCAATCTTGAAGCGGCTCTCGATTCAGCGCCTATGTACAGAAATAGATCCAAAGAGATAGGAAAACTTGTTGTTGCCCTCGGAAAAGCAAAGCTTGAGTATGGCGACAGAGAAGAAGTCAAGGCAGGCATAAAAATAAAGTATGCAACGTTCGAGACCATTCTTGATGCTGTAGAGCCAGCGCTAGAAAGACATGGCCTCCTACTACATCAAGGCACTTCTGTCGACGGTGACTATACAATCATCCATACATCAATAACTCACTCCAGTGACCAATGGATAGCATCACAGATAAGAATCCCGTCACCTCGAAGAATAGAAGAAGAAATAGATGAAACTAAAGAAGAGAAAGAGTATATAGATACAATTAAAGGCGAAAAAGAGTTTGCTGCATCACAAACATGCCACCTGCGATACGCCGCACGTACACTCTTGGGTATTCCATCTTCAGAAGGCAATGACTCAAAAGACAGCACCTTCTTAAGCACTAAAACCGCAACAACAACACTGTCGTCATTCCGTGCAGGGGTTATAGAGAAACTCCTTATAGGCTTGCCAGACGTTAAAGAACGAATGCTTAAAAAGTATAATGTGACTGAAATAAAAGACCTGCTTGACTCCCACTATTTCTCTATAAAGAACGCAATTGAACTGCATAAAAATCAGATAACATAAATACTCCTGAGAAGTCCTAAGGTGGAAAGGATCGAAAGTACTATAATGACTCCAATGAGAATATTTTGAGAAACTTCCATTTTATTCCTTTATAAAGTCACAAAGTGACTTCTTAAAATAGGAGACTTATGTACACACTTTGCACACGATATCAAAAACCAACCAACAAGGAAACCGCCCCCTATACCTCCGTATGTAGAGTTATAATCGACGAAGAAGAAACGTCATACTACATACAAATGTCTAAAGACGAAAAACATCCGAAATGGATGCTCTTGAAAGATCTAGTAGAGATAGCCCTCAACCAAAAACTCGCAGAAGAAGAAACATTAGATAAAAAATTTGATATCTCTCTGCAAGAATGCATTAAGCTTTTTGAACAGATCAATTAGATACTGCGTCTTCATGGCCCCTCTCTCCTTGATGGGGTCATGTTAAAAAGGGAACCGCGATAGATTGGTTAGAACCTATCGCGGCTATCTAGAAGAGTAGTAATGAAGCAGTGAATTTCTATGCTAATAACTTTTTCTCAAGATCATCAACTCGAGCGACGAGCTTTTGTATAGCATGCAGCAAAATTGACTGCAATACATGGTATTTAACCGTTTCAGGGATCCCCTCTTCATCTTTAACAACAAGCCGAGGCATAACTTCTTCAACTTCTTCTGCTATGAGTCCATATTGCCTGTTGCCAGGATGTTTTTTGTATTCGAATGTTACCGGACGAAGCTTCATCAAATCATCGCTCTCTGTGTCCATGTCTTGGATGTTTTGCTTATATCTTCTAGAAGATGATGCAGTTCCTAATTGGTGTGCCGAATCAATAAGAACTGGTATGGCATCTGCAACACCTGTAGTGATTCCTCTTGTTCCCGCAAGAAAACACTTGTTTTGCTGGGCCGCTCCAGCTCCATGAGTACCTACACGTATTGTATTATTCTCTGCAGTCAATCCTTTATGGCCAATTGCTATATTGTTAGAGTCACCTAGTGTGTATTCCTCTCCACCCTTCCATCCGATTCCTATATTGTCACTTCCAGTTGTAACATGATCGAGTGCAGCAGTTCCAAGTGCTGTATTCTGGTCTCCTGTAGTAACTCTAAAATTGGCACCATTTCCAAATCCAGCATTAGCAAATCCAGTATTGCAATCTGCAAGTGAGCCTTGACCACATCCAGTATTATTGGACCCTGTTGTTAAATCATCAAGAACCCCCTCACCAAATCCGGTGTTAGTTATTCCCGTTGTTGTAAAATTTCCAGCACGCTCTCCCACAAAAGTGCTTTCAGTTCCGCCGTAATTGTGCATAAATCTTATGCCGCCAGTTCCTCCCGCACCACCAAGATAAATAACACCAGTTGTTCCTGCTGCATTCGTGTTTGGCCAATGAATTGTTTCATTAAGATTAATTGTGCCAGCAGGAGCTTCATTTAAATTTTCACCAGCATTTATAAGCCCACCTGCTGTTACATCAATCGTTACGGTTGAGCCAGCCCCAGAGGTGCTGCAATTTGTTCCTCCGGCCACGGTCAGAACGTTCAGTGCCGCTACTGCCGTCCCTGCGTCTGTGTCATAACTTGTTGCTACAGAAGCATCTGCGTCTATTGTAAGCGTGGCAGCAGCTCCTGTGGTATCTATGCCGGTACCCCCAAGAACGTTTAAAATATTAACCGTCGCTTTTGCATTCCCCGTGTCTGCGTTGTAAGTTGTGGCCACGTCTCCATCTGCATACACCGTAACTGTATTTCCAGATCCACTCGTCAGCGTTCCTGTACCAGATAATATATTGAGAACGCCTGCTAAAGGGATTGCAGTGCCAGAATCGGTTGGAAATGAATCTGCACATAATCCAGAACCCAATGAAATCCATGTTGCTATACGAAGCTCCAAACTTGCCAATATCCAGAGCTCCTGTGGCGAAGAGGTCGTATTAAACCAAAAATCACCAATGATAACGTTTTTACTGTCATCTGTTGTAGGATTTCGATCATATTCTTTTATATTTGGCGGTGAACCGGCATTAACTCCCATATATGCCAATGGATTTGTACCGTTTAACCTCCAATCACGTACTGCCATTACTTATCCTATTTAAGTTATAAAACTCCTTAATCTAATGCCTCCAATGCTAAACGCGATTCTTCATCACGATCTGCACGATCCTTGTAATCTTGATGCGCAAGCACAAGAGCCGCAAACTCTGCCTCATCTGTTGGTATTGGCTCAACTCCATCCGCTATCAATACCGGCTCCCACTTTTTTTTCATTCGCTTAAAACAATTATTATATTTATCCATTAGTACATCTGTATAACTATCATCATATGCCCACTGCAAGCGAGCAATCATATCGCTATCAAAAATTATCGACGATATACATTCTTTAATAACATTTTTTTGTACTTCTGTGAGTGCGTTATCAATATCATCAGTGGTAAATGACATTGTTCCTCCTTCAACAAATTAAATAACCTGCAAAATAGCTAATAAATGTTGCATTTCCAAGACCTTGCACAGTCACACCCCCTGCTCCATCTGCCATAAACTGAGGATAGGCAACATCGCTGGCATCCATATCTGCAATGGTCACACACTGTATCTCAAAATCTCCCGTCTTGGTTCCGCGCTTGATCACATTGCCGTATCTTCTGTTGCTTGTATTTATATAGCATGTGCATTGTGTAGGGGTTCCAGCAGTACTTCTGATACTTGCAACGAAAAAATATCGACCACTGATGGGCGCGGTGAATTGGCCAGTTCCAGTATCGTAATCTGAAGTTTGATCAAACACCTGTGTTTCGCATATATATGAGAAAATTGTTCCGTCTCCGGTCACCGCACCTGTAGAAATTGTCATATAAGCAAGAAATGCTGGCTGCAAAGGCTTTAAAGTTATTCCGTCAGTATCTGAAATTGTTGTAGGTGTTGTTGCAAGAGCCGCATTCGGTGAAATTTTATATTTATCTGAGTCGCTATTGTCTATTCCGGTCGACCACGTTGTCTGGCCTGTAACGATATACGACACTTGTGGATCAGCGACATTAGCACCTCCAACAGTTAAATCAAGACGAGCGGCTGACGTAGCAGCTCCAGTGTTATCCGTATTGGAAACCGTTAGAATGCGAGTCTGGCTTGCTGTGGAACTTGTAAATGTAAAATCTGCAGTCAATGATGTATCAAATGCTGGATCAGACGCAGTAACTCCAGTAAGCAATTCTCCCGTAGAACCAACTGCCAAGGATGTAATAGTAGAAGCACCATTCCCAACCAAAACACCATTGTCCAATAAAGTAACAGCGTCGGTTCCACCCTCCGCAATCACTATTGGAATATTAGAATTTATTGCATTTTTAGTAGCCATATTGTTTTCCTAACAAATAAGAGAGCCACTAAACGTAGTTAATTCATCTGACCCGCTTGTTCCCTCAAGATCTAGCGTATTACCAGCTTCTCCCGTAACTCTTACTGTAAGTGTTGCCGTATCGGAGGCATCCATATCCGCAAAAACAGAAATTTCATGGGCAATATCTTGAGCAGATCCAGCTCTATTCTGAAAGGTTCTATATGTCGCATTGCTAGTCACTATCTGAACTTGTATAAGGGCTGCCGTTGCACAGTCAGACAAATATGCTCTACCTTGAAGTGCGTACCGACCTGTCACGGGCGCGGTGAAAATGCCTGTTCCATTGGCATAGTCGCTATTCTGATCAAATATCACAGAGTTGCAAATAACTGTATATGTCGCTCCATTACCTGTTACATCTGCAACTTGCGTACTTCTAATAGCCAAAAAAGCTGGTTGTAGCGGCATCGTAACTTCGCCTGCTGTTGTCGCCACGAAAACATCCGTGGTTCCAAGAGCCGCACTTGCTGAAAGCTTATACTTATCTGAATCACTATTATCTATACCAGCTGACCACGTTGTCTGGCCCGTGACGATATACGACGTCTGAGGATCAGCAACGTTTGCACCTCCAACAGTTAAATCAAGACGTGCAGCTGACGTAGCAGCTCCAGTATTATCCGTATTTGAAACTGTTAGAATTCGAGTTTGACTTGCTGTGGAACTTGTAAATGTAAAGTCTCCAGTCGCTGATGTACCAAATGCTGGATCTGCCGCACTAGCTCCAACAAGCAATTCTCCCGTAGAACCTACTGCAAGTGGAGTGATTGCAGCTGTACCACTGCCAACCAACACGCCATTATCCAACAGCGTTGCATTTCCAGTGCCGCCCTTAGAAACTTCTATAGGAATATTGCTATTAATTGCATTTTTTGTAGCCACTAAACACTTCCTCTTTTTTTAAGTCCCTCACATTTTACATGGCACTTTGGACATAAAACAACAAGGTTATCTATATCATATGCTAAAGAAGCGTCATCTCTTATAGGAATGACATGATGCACATGAAGTCTTTCTCTTGACCCACAATCAAAACAGCAAAATTTGTCACGCTCAAGAACTTTTTTTCTTATCGCCTGAAACCTCTTGTTTTTTCCAATCAAAGATCTATCTCGCCATTTACCATCAACAAAGTAAGGATGATCTTTTCCTTTCTTGAACCAAGAAGGATTATTGGTTGGTTTTCCTTTTTTTACGTAGCTTCCACGGCGACATTCCTTGCAGCGATACCTATATCCACTGTTGCAACTAGCACACCTTTCAAATTCATTGAGACATTTTACCGTGTAACATTTTTTACAGTATTGAACATGTGGTAATGTGAGTGGCTTTTGTCTAATTTCTCTTCTGTTTAACACTGCGGCTCCTAAGTGATGCTAAGATTGCCCTTACTGCTTAAAATTCCCCACCCATCATCAACCACCGTACAAATTAATTCAATAGCATCGTGGTCATCTGTGGAATCAATTGAACCTCCTACGCCTGTGGTAGTGACAGTACTTTCGTCCCATCTTATGTATTGAGATGCATTCTGGGCAATTTTAAATCCGCCAGCACCAAGTCCAATAATACGTATAGTACTGCCAACAGCTGCTGTTGCAGGAAGAGTCGCTGTCACCAAGGCAGCATTATTTGCAATGTAGCCAGTGTTAATAGCCATCGCCTGAGAAGTACCCGTTACTTCAGTCCACGTAACTCCACCACCAGAGATTGTTACGGTTGAACCAGAACCAGCAGTCAGAATGGTCCCCGCTCCAGAAATCGTTATCTGCTCCAAAGCCGGTATTGCTGTGCCTGAGTCGGTCAAAAACGAACGAGATGCCGTCTTACCCCAATCATCAATCGTCTCAAACGCAGACTGAGATGTGGTATCAGCACCGCTTAATATTCCATCAAAATTAGTTGTGTCAGTAAGGACCAAAGAGGCTGTAGTTGCTGTTGCGCCAGAAAAGCTTGTTCGAGCTGTCTCCTTTGAGATGATAACTTGAACAATAGAAACCGAAGACTGTTCAAAAATAATATAACCTAGCTGCGCCATCTCAAGCTTTGCTAGCTCAGCAGTAGCAGTTGGTATAGAACCATCTGCAATTGCCGTCTGTGCTGCTACTAAGTTGTTGTACTGAGCATCACCCATTACAGAGAAATATCTCGGCGTAGGACTTGTTATATCATCTTTAGATACATAAAGCCTGTTAACAGAAAATTTGTTTGCCCCAAGAGCTGTAGCCACACCACCATTATTATATGTTCCATCAAACGTATCTGATTGAGCATCTCTTGCCCATTTACCAGATCCAAGCGTAAAGTACTGCTCAAACACCTCTGCCGTGCCACCAGAGTCAGGTATGTCTGTCTCAAGACCGTGATCTTCAAGCTCGTCAGCACCAGAGATTTCTATTTTCTGAGTACCATTAAGCGTTATATTTGCACCACCTGTGATACCTGAAATAACAGTACCAATGGTGTCATGAGCCCAAACAGACGAACACCATGGGAACTGAAATGGATGATTTTCTTTTACTGTTATCTGTACATTTGTCACAGCTGTTGAATCACGTAACACTTCAAACAAAACAATATTGTCACCAACTAACGCCTTGTTATATGTAGTTGCTTTTCCAATTGTGCCAGCAGAGTCTATGTAAATGAAATACGTATTTCCAGTTGTAAGGCCTGTTTCAGTTTGTGAGCCAGCCCATGATATCGGCACGCCCTTGATGTATCCAGTCCCAGGCCGCAAAACAGTAAATTGACCAATGGTAGTATCGTCATAATAATTTCCTGCGCCCCCCCATGATTCAAATCCACTAGGCGTTAAGAGTGCATCCCCAGCCGACAAATCAAGTGTTCCAGCTCCAGCTGTATATGAAATTGTTCCACTTGTGGATGTCAGTGATGCAGGAACCATGTCGGCTGCTGTTGATCCGATTAAGAGCTGTCCATCAGTAGCCACGCCCAACGATGTAAGTGAACCAGCAGCATTACCAATCTGAATTGCATGATCAGTTGTTCCATTCACATCGGCAGTTATCGAACCCGCAGCATTCGTAATTCCAATATTTGCGCCAGCAGTGATAGTAGCCAGAACACAATCATTTCCTGTTGACCCAATCGGAATTTGTCCATCAGCTGCCTCTGCTAGAGCAGTTATTGCTCCGGTTCCAGAGCCGAGTAGTAAACCGTGATCAGTCAAGCTGGACGCACCAGAGCCGCCCTTTGAAACCTCGATCGGCTTATTTGTATCTATTGAATTTTGTGTTGCCACACTACCTCCTTAAACAACAGTTATGTTGCCACATGACGAGCGCACAACAAAATCTGTATCCGCCGTCACACATACCATATCAACACAATCATATCTGACCGTAGAAGCAAGAGATCCTCCAGCGCCTGTTGTTGTGTCAGATGAAATAAAATGAATTGTTTGACCAGCGTTTTGTGCAATTAAAAAGCCACCCGCTCCTTTGCCAACAATGGAAAGAATATCTCCAATTGAAGAAGTAGCAGGCATTGTTGCTGTTACTAGCGCCGCATTATTGAGAATATATCCGTTGTCTGCCGCCATCGCCACTGAAGTTGTAGTAACCTCCGTCCAGGCAACAACACTTCCACCAGAGTTTGAAATAGTTATTGAGCCTGCCGCGTTGGCAATATTTATACCCGGACCAGCCGTAATAGTTGCTATAACAGGGTCTGCCCCAACACTGCCTATTGGGATCTCTCCATTTGCAGCAGCAGCTAAAACAGTAATCGGATTAACCCCAGAGCCGACGATTAATGCTCCATCCGTAATCGAGCTTACACCTGTCCCGCCGTTAGGAACTGACACAGGAGTCGGAATACCGCCGGTTACACCAAAAATTGTAATCTGTGACATCTACTCCCCTATCTTCGGTCACTTACGCAGAATAATTACTACTATATGTGACTGACACATATACATTTCCAACAGTCGGACCAGATCCAGCATCATGCTTTACATATATTGTTGTTCCCTTAGGAAGCTCGACGGTTGAAATAGACTCAAGTGCCACATCTTCAACATATGCCGTATTTGACAAAATTCGCTCGTGGTCGTTAATGCCATCAAACGATATCGTTAACGCCTCATCTGTTCCATTGATAAGTTTGTACTTCAAAATTGAATGCTCCATTGCAGAGCCGACCGCAACAAAAGATGTGGTAATTGATCCAAACGCTAAAGTGCGTAAGGTTTCATGTAAGTATTGTGAAATTGCCATACCATCTCCAAATCGAGGCCCTCAAAAGAGGACCCCTTTTTACTTCGAATCTTACTCCTTTTCCGGAGCAGCTTTTACTACCTCAGGTTGAGCTTCCTTTTTCTTTGCTTCCTCTTTTTCTACTTCTTCTTTCTTTGCTTGTTTTACCTGCTCAGCATATCTATGAGACATTGCAACAAGGTCTAAAAGAATATCGTGTACTGCATCATATGCCTCTCCAAGTGGAGCACCATAAGGCATAGTAAAAATATATGTCTTGTCGCCTTTTTTACTCTCAAATGTAGTAGCGATTTTTTGAACTGTTTTGGGAGGTGTCATGTTATTTGTCATCCATCAATCCTTTTAATTTGGAACATATATTACTACTGGAGCAAGCGTATCTTTACAGGGCCCTCCACGCAAGGACAAACAGGAGGGCCTCGTTCTACATGAAATTATGGAGACAAAGTTGTCCAGAAAGGAATGTATCTCACATCAGTACCTACGTATATCTTCATCCATCCTGAACTGTCACCAGGGTTACCGGTTTTCATCAGTACTTTTCCAGCACCAGTACTTAGCGTTGTATCGACTACATTGGTGAGCGTTGTGAAAAGGAGAGTGCCTGTGCCGTCATCACCTCCCAGAAGCAAAGATCGGCCAGCAATAACATCAACGGCCGCATCAATCGTTCCTGCTGTACAAACAATATTTCCAGTTGTGGCTGTCAGATTTACTTCAGCTACAACGTCTCCAGCATCACTAGAGACATTGCCCGTCGTCGCTGACACACCGGTGCCCCCCGTGACGGTCGTACCAGCTTCAACAGATCCAAGAGTTGCAGTTATGTTACCAGCGTCAGCATTAATATTTCCCAGTGTTACATCGATGTCTCCAGCTGATATAAGAGCCCCGCCGGTGGTCACAACCAGTCCCGTGCCTGTCGTCAGCGTCGTTCCAGCCTCAATAGATCCAAGGGTCGCAGTTATATTCCCAGCATCAACGTTGACGTTTCCCAGCGTTACATCGATGTCGTCGGCCGAGACAAGAATTCCTCCAGCCGTTACCGTGACCCCAGTTCCTGAGGTTATTGTCGTGCCAGCCTCAAGTGAGCCAAGGGTCGCAGTTATATTTCCAGCATCAACATTGACGTTTCCTAGTGTTACATCAATATCTCCAGCCGAGATAAGAGCCCCGCCGGTGGTCACAACCAGTCCCGTGCCTATCGTCAGCGTCGTTCCAGCTTCAACAGATCCAAGGGTCGCAGTTATATTTCCAGCATCAACATTGACGTTTCCTAGCGTTACATCGATGTCTCCAGCCGAGATGAGAGCCCCGCCGGTCGTTACAACCAGTCCCGTGCCTGTCGTCAGGGTCGTGCCAGCCTCTATTGCTCCAAGAGTTGCAGTTATATCACCTGCTGCAACAACGATGTCGCCCAATGTTACGTCAATATCACCAGCATCAACAATAATGTCTCCAAGAACCACTTGAAGATTGCCAGACGCAATAATTGCACCAGCATTCACCGACATAGGTGTCCATGTTGCACTATTAGCAGCAACCGACGCCAAAACCCAAGCACCCTTAGTTGTTTTATTAACCCAAATGGTGCCAAGCTCAGCTGTATCAGAAGTTTTAGGTGAGGTAGCAGCAGAAATTATTGGTTGAGGCGACAAAAACTGTAACGGATTTCCTATGCCATATGCAATATTTTTGCGTCTCCGCGAAACAGCCATTTACTTCTCCTTAATTTAAAAACTAGATGTACTTTCACATACAACCAAAATCTAAAGAATAAGAGATACCATTTTCTGCATGTTTGTGTTAAAATTAACACGCATAGAATAAAGGAACTGTATATGAGCGACTATAATAGAAGTGGACGCAAAAGACTGTCCGTAGATATTCCCAAAGAGGTCTATATGGATATAAGAAGACTTGCTGGCGAAAGAAACTGCACAATAACAAAGTTGGTTATTAGAGCGCTTATAAAAGAAATAACAAAAGAAGCAGAGCAATTGTACGATATAAAAACTGAGCTTGATTAACTCAACAAAGGCTTTATGGGATTTATAGCTATTGTATTTAGTCTAATTTTCTTCTGGTGGTTTCTAGAAAAAAATACAGAAGAACAATTCTAAGCAGTTCGCATGGTATTTACTTTTTCAGTAATGCCGGGAAACTTCTTTTCTAAGGCTGCATCGGCTTTTTCAAAATATTTAGTAGCAGACTTGATATTCTGTTTTGATGCTGCTGCTATTCCCTTTACATAGTAATTTCGTATAGAGGCACTATTTTTTAGTAGATTAAATGCTTCAGCTGCATTTTTAGCTAACTTTAATACAACAAGACCCTTTCCTAGCATTCCAAAGCTTAATGCTCCGGCGGCTATTCCAAGAGTTATTAAGTCTCCACGTTTCTCTACTGCCTTATTTATAGTCTTGAGATACTTCGGCATATTTTGAAAACCCTTAAAAGCATTATTAGCTTCGTTGTATGCTTTCAAAAATTTAGGGTTGTACTTTTTTCCAAATCCCTGGATCATTTCCTCAAAAGTATCATTTGTTTTCTTTACAAAACGACTAATGTCTTTGAAGTTTCCTTTAAACTCTGAAGCATGTTTCCCAAAACTTTTTTTTAGCTCCCATAAGTCTTCAATTTCTATCTTTTGCCCCTTAAGCGAGTCGGCTATTCCATTCATTCTATCTATGATCCATTGTTCTGCTTTCGTTGGATCAGATATGTTTCTAACAAACTTTTTTGGATTAAATACAAGATCTGTAATCGGCTTTATATTAACAGCGGTTATAATTGCTTTTGGATCTCTGAGAATCTCTCTTGCTTTATCAAAAGCTGAATCCATCTTTTCTTTAAATTGCTTCGGTTTCCACCCAAGAAAAGCCATTTCTCCTACACTACCAACAACTTCTTGCCAAAAATCTCCTAGACCAAGCGCCTTAGCAGCCTTCTTTCCACCAAAACCAATCATAGGAGAAATCAATGCTTTCCCTAAACTGACTGGCCATGTAGCAGGGTGTAAAAGCCCCGTAACTCTTTCTACGTACTCTCTCCCTTTTTCTTCTGTTGCTGTTTTTGGATCCCAGAATTCTGGAGAAATTCCAAAAGCAGTTTCTCCAATCTCTGCTATTCCTTTTTTTATTCCTGGAACATCTGATAAGCCTGGATCTAATAAAGATTCTTTAAGCCCAGGAATTCCTGGAGGCAGAGCTTCCTTATACTGACGCAGGGCTTCAAGATATTTCTCCTGTGGGACTCCCCATTTTTCAGCATCAAACTTTTCTGGTTCGCGCAACGGAAATCCTATTTTTTCAGCTATAGACTCGGCAATATTGCCAGGCAAAGAAAGAATACTCCCTGGAAGACCTGCCAATACAGATACTATACTCTGTCCGACACCAGCAATATTTCTTCCTATAGTACCCATAAGAGATTCTGGCTCTTGAGGAGGTAAATCATAACCTTGAGGCATCTCATCCTTAAAGTCAGGCAAAATGCTACCCAATAAGGCTTCCTCATCAAACTCCTGGATTTTTCTTCTGCCCGGAGAAGTTGGAGCCGACAGTTGAACTGGTGAAGTCTCTTCTGGTATTTGTTGTTCATCAACAATTTCTGGAGAGACACTACTTAGAATTGAATCGATATCTAGAGAATTGATATCAAGATCGCCCTTTTTCATGGATTAACCCCCAATATTAGGAAGATATTTTTTAGCCATTGAAGGTTCAAGTCTTCTGGCTAATTTTTCAACTAAAGACTTCAGGTTTCGTGGCCTTCTTCCATTGTTTTCTTCTATTATTCTGTCCTGAAGTCGATCCTTAAGATCATTCATATTGTATTCATATAGAAGTGTTTTTGCGATTGCGAGCTGCGCTCCTCTATTTTGATAAACATTAGGAAATGTTCGCTGAATCGCCTTTAAAACTTCAACGCTTTTTCTTCCCTCCATTTTCTCAAGTGTAAGCTTAACTAATTGAGCGCTTAGTTTTCTCTGAATTGTTGCATTATCTGTATATAGCCAATCTTTAGGAACATCTTTTCCAAATGCAAAATTTCCTAATACTTCACGCATAGTGTTACTAGCTGGACTTCCTGGATCACCTTGCAGGCTTATATTTATAAATTCTTTAACCAGAGGAATCTTGTTCCGGGCATCTTCTGCCGCAGTAGAATAACTTTCATATGCTTTAAGTGTTTCCTTATCTATCTGCTCTTGTTCCCTTGCAGAAATTTTTTCTCCTGCTAACTCCCTTTGCTGTACAAGCTTTTTCTCTGCCAACTCCTTTTGTTGTGCCATCCCCGCCAATTGAACTTGCTGTTGAAGTGGGATATCTGCCCCCCCAAAAGCATCCACAAGGCCTTGTTGTTGCGGCGGAACTCCTGGCCCTGCAGGAGCACCTACTCCTGGCATAACTCCCCCTGTTGGTGCTCCTGGTTGCCCTGGAACAACTCCTCCAGGTGCACCTTCTACTGGAGCTCCTGGTTCTGGCGGCACACCTCCTCCAAGAAGTTGACTTAAAGCTTGTTGCTGTTGTTGTCGACGCATGTTTTTAATGTATTCAACTTGCATATTCTGAGGAAGAAGTGAGACACCTTGTGAAACTTTTTGTGGGTCACCACTCAGCAACAAATCAAGAGCTCCTTGTG